CCGGATTTAACCGGTCTTTAATAGGTTATTCACTTCGGTGTTTCCACCTACTGTTAGTTGTTAATCTAACACCCCAGCATAAGCACCTCTTTTGAGGGAGAGCAAGTAATAATTCTTTACGATGTGAAACAAAATTATATTACTACTAAACACAGTCTTACGACATATGTATAACAATAATAAGATCTCGTTATTTGAGTATAATCTTTTAGAACAGTGACTTAACAAGTATATTGAAACATTCTTGAAGAGGTTACGAAATAATGGTAAGAAATGAACTTTGGATCGATACAAAAGTATTAATCACGTTGCAAAGAGTTTATCTTGCAGAACTCCCTTTGAGCCAATCACATGAACTAAGTCAAATGATTCTGGTATTCCAAAAGAATTAAATCCAGTCAAAAGCTTATTAATGGGTTCAAATCCGGTAGTGAAGCGGATAATACTTACAGTAACAAGGATATTTGAAAGTATATATTTAAAACCTATATTAGACGAAGAATCAATTTGTTCACCTTATAATGGAGCTATTTCATTGAAGTCATGAAGTGAGAATTTCACAAAATTTCTTAACGAAATGGGTCATTCTAGGTTACCTAGTTTAAAACATTTCAAACCTTTAACAAAACTTCTTTGTAGAGCAAAATCAGGTCCAAACGGTCCTTCCGTAGCAACTTCACATTTAGATGCAGAATTTTATGGTAAGAATAAAGAATCATATGAAACATTAACAAAGTTCAACCAATTTCTTGGTCAATCTTGAATTAATGAATCTTTAGATTTTTGTATTTCTACTTATAAAACTTCCAAACCTATTTGTAATGGAACTATAGGAATTTCCGCTGAGCCTGGAGGCAAAACAAGATTATTCGCTATAGGTGATTATTGAAGACAAACTTCTTTAAAGTCGTTACACGATTTCTTGATGAAATGCCTTGAAAATAACTCACGTACAGATGGAACATACAATCAGAATTCTGCTTTTCAGCGTATTCTTTCTGTAAAATCCAAATATATGTTTAGTTTTGATCTGAGCAAAGCATCAGATCGTATTCCACTTTATTGTCAGAATGTCCTAATAAGTCATATATTTACCAAACAAATAGGTGATATTTGAACTAAGATGATGATCAACGATCCTTTCATACATAGAAAATCAGGTAAACAACTTGTTTGAGCAGTTGGACAACCATTAGGATTATTATCTTCATGGCCGGC